GCTTATATGTTCCTGTGATCCAAAACACAACCGTTTGAGAGTGGACCCCCATAAGATTCGATATTCGCTGATAGGTCCAGTTGCTCTCTTTTTTGAATTTTCTTAGATCCTCAAGCTCCTGGATATGCATTTCTTCTTTACTCATTTTGCACCTCTACTTAATAATAAGGATAAAAATAGGAAAAGTCAAGAATTACATTTAAAATGGGAAGGCCATGATAACCTTCCCGGGAGGGAATGAATAAGAGAGGGCCACTATTGACCCTCTCCCAACTTAGATGATAGATTCGACCTGCGCTATTACTTCATCGAATACTTTACTCAAAAAACTTTACCCCGCATTTTGCCCTCAGCAATCTCCAGCTCAGTCTTGATCTGTTTATCGATCATTCGTTTTGCCAGTTCTGGCTTATGCTCCATAGCCCATTCAAGAATATTTTTATCCACTAGACGCTTAATTTCTGAGGGCGATATTTCGATCAGCCGATCTTCTTTTTCAACTGTGATGAGCTTATCTCTCATTTTCGATAATGATTTTTCTAGGCCATCATCCACTATCTCTTTTACGGCATCTGGATTCATGGCTTGCTTTAATGCTGCTGCAAATACATCAGGATTAAAAATAGCTGATGGGGATTCAATAGCTTCAAGACTTAGATCCTTTCTCAAAATGCCATCACTGATTTTCTGGCCGTATCCATTCTGGACAATAGCATCAGTGTTGCTGGGCAAACTCACACAACTTACCTCCAAAATTTCAATCGATCTATAAACCTTATAATTGTCTTTTGGTATTTTAGGAAGAAATGAGATGCTAAAAGAATTGAGAAAACCAGTTTTGTAGAGTTCGTAAATCTCCTTGCTTCGTTGTGTCTTTCTATGAAAACGAAACTTAGCGATTAACGTCTTTTTATCCGGCTTGATCCATACAGCTTTTCCGATTGGATCATCAACTCGATGATTCCAAAGTAATACAGGATTTTTCCTATAACCTTCAAGATCAACAGACTCTTTTGAAAGACGGATTATCTCTCCATCTCTATCCCTTTTCTCACTTGAAACAGTTGCCAGGAGAGTGCTTTCCTCCTCATCAATATCGTCTTTTTTAAGCTCTATCTGGAATACTTTTTTGAGTGCGTCCATAGTCAACCTCGCTTCTGATTGCCGTTGCTATTAGTTTTTTTGACAATCATTTTTTTAAGGAATTCCGGTCTAGGATTTTCAGTCTCACGTTTCTTTTTCAATTCTGCAATTACGGCAGCTAAAAGCTCATTCTGGATGCTATGAGAAATATTCTCGCAAGCTCGATCCAGAGCCTCATCATCGATGATTATCTTTGCCATTCTATGATCTCCTTTAGCTTGAAATCGTTGTCAAAGCTATGAATGGGGAAACTGTTCTGGCCGCTGTGCCTCGACGTGGAATTATAGGAGCATCCACTAGCGGTTGGCCATCTCCGCGGTATATCACACGAAATAATGTGTCGTCGCTTGCCCATCCCACTCCGCTCACGTCTTGATGTTGAGATGAGGCAATCCGCAGCTCACGATCGGCTATGCAGTAGTAGCTCCAATCAGCCAGAATCACATCTCCTAAAACTCCCAAAGCCGGACACGTAGAGCTAACAAAAATAGGCAATCCGAAAAGTTCCCGATTGTTCAAAACAAAAGTCGCTGCCGGATTCGCCCCGGCTGCATTAAGTTCAAATAGCTCTGAGGCAACATCCTGATTCATTATCCAACAAGAAGATTTGCTCTGCCAGCTCTCAGCGGTAAATCTCCGCGCCATCCTGGCCAGATCCGTCATGCAAACCTGGTTTGCCACTTGCCGGGGAACAGGGATCAACGCATTTGCATTTAAGATCCCTAGAATCTCTCCCACACCCGAAGCGTTAATGTAAGCGTCATCCTGGATGAATCCTAGTCCTTTCCCAAAAGTGTTTTTTATGAATTTCGTAAAACTCAAACTATCATCAATTAACTCGTTAGTCGCCCAGAATGTCGCTGTAAGTTTTTTTGAAACTAGCTCGAGCTGGCCCAAAGATGGCTTACTTTTGAGAACCTCAAGATCCTCTTTCTCTTTTGCCCAGTGATAGGATATCCCACCAAACATGACACCCGAAGATCGATCCGTCTCAACTGTTTTAGGCCCTTTCTGGCTATCGCTTGTCATGTTCACGATCATCGATCTTGGCCTTGCAATGCTCTGCTCAGTTTTATAGCCGTAGATATCATCCAGGTATTTTTCCGGAGTTAGGAAACCTCCCTGGGAATCCTCCCCGATTTCCATGTGACCGGCTGCTTTTAGTGCCTTGTAGTCCTCCTTGGCAATCGCTTTCAGCCAAGCTGCTATGCCCATTTTTTCCTTTTCAATAATTATTTCTTTACTCATTAGTCTCTCCCATATAAGTCTAGAATTTCTCTTAATTTTACTCTCTGTTCTAGCGGGATATGAGTGCCATGAGAATTCCATCTCCATAATGTCATCTCAGACACATTCATTTTGATCGCTAAATCTTTCCAGCTAAATCCACAAGCTCTTTTAATCTCCCACACTGGAGGGAGACCTAAATAAAAACGTTTCATAATATAATCGTTGTCTGCCATTTTTGACCTCCATGTCTAACATATATATTATAACACGAATGTTATCCTGTCAAGTAAAATTTTTTATCCAATTGGCAATCCTAATTGGAACAAAAGTTCCAATAGTAAAAATTGGTCTCAATTTCTTGAAATATCCTCATCCTGCCATGTGATTGAATAGTTCTGGCCACAGCTCTTGCAAGTAAATTTCTTGTATATATCCACGTAATATTTTCGCATCCCTTTTATCTCCTCCCTACACGCCGGGCAGCAAACAGAAAAAGGAATGGGCCTCTTGCATTTCTTAGGATCTCTTTCATGGACTAGACAACAGTTCTGATGATATTCAGCACAAAAATAAAGACATTTGACTGTCGGTTCAATAAAAGAAGCTTTCTCTTTTTTCATCATAACCACCGTATGCCATCCGTTGACCATTCCGACCCTTCGCCTCGCAGCCATTTTGCTTTCGAAGCTGCCTCTTCACTATCCCCAGTCCTGAATGTCAAGCTGAATCTACAATCACATAACCACTGGCCAGCAATCAAATTTTTGCATTGGAATTTTATAAAACACTCTCCCCATTTTCTTTTCCCAGTTTTAACAATGCCACATTTTGGGCAGCGATATTGAAAGCTCAAGGGCTTCGTGCATTTCTCTGGATTCTTTTTCCTTGCCATACATTCACCATGTTCTAAGAGATCGCAAATTTCACACTTAGGACCCGGCACAAATAGCTTGACCGGTTTTTCGGATATAATCTCACTCTCACTTATTCCCTTCAATCCCCTTTTTCTCCATTTGTTAAAAGCTTGAATATTGAAATTTACCATTTGCCTATATCCACTGAATCCTTGCGCCTGTATCGCGCTCCTCACCACTACATAAAACCAAAGCCCCGGCAGCAGAATTTATACAGTCGTCATGACCTCCCCGATAGTGATCTATCTTCACCAGCCCTCCGCTTTTCAAGATTCTTTGAAGGCCAACTAATTGACTTTTCAACCGCTTATTATCCAGCAATTCAACCTCATCTTTATTCATGAGAACAGCAAAATATTCGTAAATATCTGACTTTGTTTTATCACTCGCTTCAACCTGAATTTCATGAGGTTCGAGATCCGCAGCAATCCAGCCTATGGCGTGGCGATCCTGAGTTATTTGATAAACATTATATTGTTTGCATATCATCTGAATTTCTTGAATAACCGCTTTATTGTCAAAAGGCGGACGTGCTTCCATAAGATAATCCAGGACACAGATCCTCTTTTCATTGTCCTCATCGATCTCAGGATGAGCTACAGCAAACGTCATACTGTCTCCCCCTTTATGAACACCCTCGCTTGGATCGCAAAAGGCAAAATATTCATTAACATCAGCATCCGGAGGATTGAACATTCTGCCGTCAACTATCGCTCTATCGATTATTTCAAGAGGCAAATAACCCTCAATATCCTCTCTAAATTTTGCCTCAAATTCTGCTCCAAATTCAGCCGGGCCCAGCTCCTCAAGATTTTCCTGTCGGATCTCATACTCGCTTACAGTTTTATTCATTATCCAGGTTGCAGCCGTCCAGATCAAAACTGGCCCGGGCTTCGCATGATGCTTTTCAAATTTATTCCACAGTAAACCTTGACGTGCAAACGGAGTGCTGATTCCGATAATGAGTGAGTTCTTAATCGTTGTCATTGCCGGCTTGATAGCCGTATAAATCTCCTTATCCCTGGTTGCCGACTCCTCTTCAAATCTCCAATATGCCAGCTCCTCTAAAATTAAAAGGCCGACTGTGAATCCCCTGGTGCTTCGCCACGATGCCGGTTTGACCACGATCTCAATTCCGTTTTTAAGCTCTACACTCTCAGTCAAACTTTTCTTTATCATCGATGTCAAAAATGGGGTCAGGTGCAGAATCGCCTTGACGAATCTCATCACAATTCCAGCTTGATCTTTATTGCAAGCGATTATAAAAATCTTAGGCTGCTCACCTTTAGAGACATACTTTTCCCACTCTCCCCATACGGCATAAAATACGGCCAGGAGAGCGCATATCGTTGACTTGCCACTCCTTCGGCCACAGATCATATATGCCTCTTTGATCTCCTCTTCTGGAATGTTATCCAAACCTGTGCATTGATGTAATAAAGCCAGTTCCCCAGGTTCAAGCTCCTGAGAGCCTGTGAGAGCCTTAAAGAACACCAGCCAAGACTCCCAGGTTGCCTTATCCTTGAAATACTTGCCCAGTCCACTTTCAGACGATATCGCCTCAATCAAACTCAGCTTTTCTTTACTCATTGGCCTTAACCTCCGCTTTGATAATCTCAGCTTGCTCAGCCGGACTGATATCCCTGGCTATCTCTCCCGGTTCAATCCCTAGCTTCTCGAGCGTCAATCTCACTGTATTATTATAGGCAATGTATGACGTTTTGAGACTTGCTGCTAAGTTCCTACCGCTAAAAACTCCGTCCTCCTTTGCCTTCTCCTCAATCAGCCTTATTATCCCTAAGAGAGAGATCAGCCTGTCAATCAAGATGAGCTGCGCAATGCTCAAGTCCTTTTCAGTCGGGCCTCGCTCTCTGATTAGTCCTTCCCTAATAGCGGTCAAATATTTCTTGATATATTGCCGATGCTCCGGGATCTCTCCTTTAGTTAAATAGCTATATCCCCCATGCTTTAATCGCATACGTTTCTTTTCTGGCTTCTTTAGCTTGTCTGTCATATCAATTCTCCTCTATCTCCTAGTCTCCTAATACCTTTTAGGTCCTAAAGTACGCTTATATGGACTCTCCTAAAGGATTCCCCTATAAATCAGCACCATCACAACCTTGATTCTCTCTCTTTCTTAATTAAGGCAGCTATAGTCGTTGAATTCATATCAGC